TTTTTGTGTCACATATGGGCACACAATATAAAGAGAATTTCGTCACGGGAGTTAACATCGAGACTGGACCGCAAGACTCACCCGGAGATGCCTGTGAAGAATGGCCGAGCCTCTGGAAAGAAGCGCAAGCCCAACTACCTCACCGCCAAGGAGCGAAAGCAGGTCAAGACAATTGCGAAGACAGTTGTCAAGAGCGCTGCGGAAACCAAGCACCGCGCTTTTCTGTATCCTAAGACTACGACCGACTCGATCGGTAACAATGAGGTGCGGATTCTGTTTGGAGATACCGCAGAGAACGGACTCCTGAACACCGGACAGGGGGACCAGTCCCGCCCCCAGCCGAATGGGGCGGCGCTGCCCATCGAAGCACCTGGATCAGTCCGCGAGGGCCAATCCCTGCGGGTTCTGAGCCTCATGCACAAGTTCATGTTCTCGGCCCAGGGTATCTCGCCCTCCACTGTCGTACGGGTCATCTTGTTCAAGTACCCGCAGACGCCGGGCCTAAAAATCCAAGAAGCCGACATTCTCAATCAGCCGACCGGCACCGGTGCCGGCCAAGGCTGGCCGAATATCATCTGTACCCTCAACCGCTGGAACACCAAGGGTGTTACTTTCCTCAAGGACCAGTCGTTCACCTTTGCCAACCAGCCCACGCCTGGCGCGCTCAACGCTGAAGACGTCGCGGAGAATTGGGGCGAAGGCCCCGTCATGATCCGCAGCTTCCACCACCATTTTGGAAAAATGGGCGCCCGCATCAAGTACCAGGACGCAGGGAGCGAGACGCTCCCGGTCAAGTACAACATTGGTATGGCAATCACTGCCCACGCCAACTTCTCCACCCCTGAAGGACAGACAGTCCTCGATTTCGAGCTGATGGCCGATATGCTGTTCAAGGACCTGTAACTCGTTTACTTGTAAATCTGAACCCCCCCCGCCGAGGCTACGAGAGGGCGCGCGCAGCGCCCGGAAGTAGCCGAACGGGCCCCATTAATTAGTAAGGATGCCTTTCACATTGAATATGTGAAGCCTCCGCCGCAACTTGTTGTCGTCTGGCCACACTATGTCACCGTTGTCAATCAGTATCCTCGCCCCAGGAGCAAGGTCCGCAGGAGCTGTGCGGAGGTTCACTGAGCCCCCATTTTCCGTGTCGAAAAGAGAACACCAATCATTCACGGTCCATTTCTCAAATGGAGATATGTCATCGAAGACGATGAAATCTTGCCCGTGGTAGATCTTTTTCAATTTGTCGACCGGTCCCTTCACATAGCAGTAGTCCCCGCCATTGGACATATGCCTAGCGAGGTATCGAGCCACCTGTGTTTTCCCAACGCCCGCAGGGCCACGCAGAACGAGAGTATGTTTGGGGTCCCAATCGTAGAGTACCTTAGGCCACGGGCCGTAGTACATGATCCCCTTCTCTCCCGCGCACTTGCGCCGTTTGAAGTTCAACTCAGCAGTATTGGCGTACTGGAGCATAAATTTAGGCTCCTCCCGCCACAGCAGTTCAGCTGCCTCCTCCCAGGTTCTTTTTCCGCTTGCCTCGTGAAACGTGCCTTTGGGTACGTTAGTCACCAGAACTTTTCCCTCCTCCGCCTTCTGAACGTAGTGAAGCCATCCCTTACCAGGGTTTTCGATTTTAGGATGGACCCCTGCGAGATCGAAGCAACGACAGTCCTTCGACTCGAATGCCACCGCATAATTGCACCACGCATGGTAGTGTCGCGTCCCGTCTTTGTGATGTTCTTCGGCGACGTAGTACATGCACTTGCCGCCCACGGCCTCCAGATGCCTCACTACCTCGTCGGTGCCGCTGATCGGGTTGTCCCACTGGACCTCGTCAGTAGGGTTTGACCACGTCATCCCGTATTTTTTCCTGTTCACATGAAACTTTTTTTTCTCACCATCCTTAGTCGACATTTTTTGAATAGGTCTTTGGGTTTGGTATAGTAAGATTCCTTATACCAAATCCTGGAAATCCTGACCGCTAATACTTTGTAATTTTTTTGTGTCACATATGGGCACACAATATAAAGAGAATTTCGTCACGGGAGTTAACATCGAGACTGGACCGCAAGACTCACCCGGAGATGCCTGTGAAGAATGGCCGAGCCTCTGGAAAGA